TCCATAATAATATCCATGACCTGCATGAAACCGTTAATAAACCTGTTGCTCTGGCATGCCGGAGTACGGTCATATTCACGCTTGAGCTCGTACATCTGGCGACGAATCACGTCGATATTCGTTGCTTCCCTATGACGGTCGCTCTTAAGGTCCAAAATCTTAGTCGCCGGACGTTCAAGAATATCAAAAAACTTATCGGTACGGTTACTAACTGAAGAATACTTAGATTTTAATTTACCTTCCAGCAAGATTTCGTCGTCGAGGAAGGCTGCGGCTTGTTCAAATATATTCATTTAGAAATCCTCAAATTATTTTATATTATTTATAAGATTTCCATTTATTTTCTATATTTTAAAAACAAATATTATATATTATGTATGAACTACCTTAAAATCTATTACCAGATTATCGCCAAAGCGGCAGGACGCAAAGAATCCGTCATTTACGAGAAACACCATATCGTTCCTCGCGGTTTAGGCGGTCCGGATATTCCAGCGAACATAATATATCTGACGCCCAAAGAACACGTCGTGGCTCACCATCTCCTTGCCAAAGCCTATCCTAACGAGGAAAAGCTACAGGGAGGATTCAATATCAAAAGCCTGAAGAAACACAACTATTCAAGATGGATGCACAGTCTTCAGAACATGGTCCGAGACCTCTCTTATACGACTCATAAGAAAGAAACATTGAACAAGATTCAACAGCTTCTGAATATTCTAAACATCAAAGACATTGACGAGCTTGTTCCAGCATTGCCTACGCCGGGAGCTGGTGTTCCTAAGAAAAAACCGGAAAAAACTAAGCAACCTATAAATAAGAAAGCAAAGAAAACGACAAGGAAAAAATGCAAAAAATAATCTTTCTAATCCCATTTGTCTGTAGCATGTCTTTCGCATGTTCTAAGTTTTTTACGGACGATTTTTGTAAGGAAATCGACTGGTGGAATACTCGTACTATCAAGTACAGCTATTTCGAAATTGAACCTAACTGGCTTAGGCTCATCGACAATACGTATGTGTTGAATTTTGTCATACGTTTCTAAAAACTTGGATATTTTTCATTTTATTTCTAGCTAGCAAATAAATTGCTATATTTACTGTTATGAAAGCTATAAGTTGTGGTGTTATAATCATTGATAAGATTACCGGTCAACTCTTGGCATGTCATCCGTCATGCCATCCTTGGAGACCTGGTAATTACGATATTCCGAAAGGCCATGTCGAAGGTAACGAATCCCATATCGACGCAGCACTTCGTGAACTAAAAGAAGAAGCCAATATCACGTTGGCTAAAGAAGACCTGTACGACTGCGGAATGTTCCTTTATACCAAGTATAAGGATTTACATCTCTATGTCGCGGAAGTTCCTGTAGAATTGTCTCTATTAAGCTGTTCTACCTATTTCTCATTCGAAGGCAGAAGACCTCTCGAAGTCGATGGTTACAAACTTATCGACCCGAATGCATATGACATGTATTTCAAGAGTCTTGGTCCTCTCGTAAAAACCTGTGTCGAACGTTACAAGGAGTTCGGAAAGAATGAAGCTGGAAGATAAATATGGTCTAAAACGACATCATATGTTCAAGAACTATAAGGAATATGTCTTAGATTTCCTTACTATATTTATCGATTATGGTATAGAACTTTATAAGTTCAAAAAACCTAATACTAAAATGCCGGTTAATATCGAATATATGCTTGCTGCTAGAGGTTTAGCTTATGCACAAGAAAAATTTAATTTTAAATTTCCTCCAGCGATAGAACTAAAAGCGTATTTCGAAAATAAACTGACGGACAGCATCCTTAAAGATTTGAAATAACATGAAACCTATTAAATTTCACATTTCAAGACATGGGCTTAATGTCATCGGCAAGTTTGCTCGCTGGTATCATTATACACTGTTTGATTCAAGAAGATATACTGAAGACTTGACGCCGAAATGGAATAATTTTAGTGAATTTTTTCTATCTATGGATAAAGTTGAACAGTATGGTATTGGTATAAAAGAACTTCCAGATGAATTAGACCCTGACAGTAGTACAGAAATACATCGTCGTACATTTCCGCCGCTAGATCTTCTGCCAGTTGATTGTACTCAGTTGATTATGCGAGGCGACGTAATATCATGTAATTCTTGGTCCAAAGAAATTAAAACTACTGGCGATGTTATAGCCGTACTGGAAAACCTAAGATTAGAATATGACCTACAAGAGGAAAATAATGAAGGAAATTGAATTCAAACGTTATAACGACCAAAGCTGTGTATGGTATTACAAGTTTAAACCGAACATGGAAGCTTTTCCTCTTTCGCTTGACCGTAACAAAATTACAAGTATCGGGCTGTCCGAACATAAGGAAGTTCCAACTTATGCACAAGTAAATTACATGGGTTTTTCTAAGTTTTTTCCAGCACAGATGCTTCGTAATAGAAATCCGGAAATTGTCATTAAAGTTGGTGATACTATCGAATGTAACGGCTGGAAACTGAAACTTAATAATCAAGCTGATTTATTCCAGGCTATCGAAAATCTTAAAACTGAATATTACTGTCAAGAATGAAATTCAATATTATAGGAAATCCACCATATAACGGCAAAGGCGAAAAGCTCTATCTAAAGATAATGTCGGAATGCTCGAAGATCTCTGATAGGGCTGTTTGGATTATACCTACTGATTTCGTTGACAATCCAAGAATCAAAGAAAATGTCAACTATAAGCATATTGAGATTCTCAACAAGAATTTTGAAAAATTCGAAAGAATCGAAACCGTGGTCGGCGACGCCAAGTTTGACGACGCTGCATTTTTCTCTGATGTAGGTATTTTCGTATTCGGCGAAAAGAAAGCTGACCTGCTTGAATTACGTTGGAATAAGTTTTCAGATCCAGCTAAATATAAGGAAATTACCGGAATTGTAGACCAATATTTGATTGGAAAAAAGACAATCGGGACCGAACAGGGCAAGAAGAATGAATGGTACATCCAATTAAGCGAAATAAGGGGCCATAGACGCTGCTGGGACTGGCCAACGCTTTTAAGCAAGGAAAGATATACCCCATTACAAAACGTCCCAGAACCTACGTTACGGTTCAAAAATCAGTATATAGGATTTGCCACTACGGAAGAGTGTAAAAATTTCATAGATTACTGTAATACAGATATTGCGATGTTCTTAAACTATCTCTATAAGTTTAACCAGCATACGAAATATGACTGCGTTCCTGTATATGACTTTACAAAACCGGTTGATGAAGATTGGGTATATGATGAAATCGGTCTGACTGAATATAAAGACTTTATAAAAGACGAGATGAAAGAATATGGGTATAAATGTTACAAAGCTAAAAGATGCGGTTGAATTCAGAATTAACTTAACAGGATGTGCACTCCAAGATACTGTATTCAAACTTGATACTACAAAATATCCAGAATATGCCGTATTATTCGGTTTAGAAATGTTTAAAAAAGAATGTCATGATATGTTCGAAAAATATTTGTTCATGCCCGCTAACAATGCGACTGAACAGGTTATGAAAGAAGAAATCGAAGGCAGATTCTATGAGTATATTTACTGGGCAAATGTCGAACGAAAAGAATATAACCTGAGTCTTACTTACGAAGGCTACATGGCCTATAGACACAACAATGAAATTGAAGAAGCGCTTAACTCTTTAGACGGGACTATAAATACTGTACTATGACGATTGATGAATTTAAATTATTGAAACAGAAAGCCGATAAGGATGTCAAGATGCCTGACACCTTTGAAGCCATCATGACCAAGAATAACCTTTTGCCCGCCCTCGTACAGGACTGGACTAAGCTGTATAATAACCAGAAGTTTGTTTATTCTCACCTCAATATCGAACTTATGGAAATTTATGGCGACATCTATAAATGTTATAAATTTTCCAGACAGACGACCGACCTCCAGGCTAAATACGGAATTACCGTAAACCAAATCTGGGATAATACAAAAGGTATCGAAACTCAGATTAACTGTACTCCTGCATACATCGCCAAGATGAAGGAAGTTAACCAGCAGAAATATATTCTGGAATTCATTGAAAGTACACTTGAGAATATTAAAAACCTCGCGTTTACTATCAAGAATTACATCGAATATAAGAAGATCCTGTCGGCTACTTTCTAAATGCTATAAATAATACAGTATGGATAATATAACCGAAAGAACCAATTACCTGAACAAAGAACTGGTTGACAATATCGCACAGTACGATATGGGTTCATTATATTTCGATTCCTATGACTTCGGCCCGGTTTCCTATTACAGAGTCAAGAAAATCGAAGAATGTAGACCTGACATCATTTCTTATCGAATCTACGGTACACAGAACTATTGGTGGTTTATCATGCTGTTTAACGGATATACAGACGCATGGAATGACATTACTGAAAACCAGATTATTAAATATCCTACTATTCAGCGAGTTCGTGATTTCTTAAAATACAGACTTTCAAAAGTTAAAGACAATAGAGAAATTAAAAAGCAAGATTAAATCTTGCTTTTTTAATTAGTTGGATCTTCATGTCCACTTGTTATCGGATATGCTCTAAATGTTCCATCAGCTCTTAATATAACTGCAGTTCCACCCATAAAACTTATCCATTCTTTTTCATCTGTGTCAGACATATAAGCTCTCATGTGTAAACCTTTACCTGAAATTGTCACAGTAAATGGAACTAATATATCATCATGTGTCACCATCATTATATTATTCTGTGTATTGTGAAGCTTATTTAAAATAGCATCCATCAATAAAGATGTTTTCAAATTTACATGTTCATTAATAGAAACTTCTGTATTATTACATCCAATTACTGCAGCATGTTCAGTAGTTAACTCATCGGAACCTGTTGTAGGATGACAATATGCATAAGCAGATATAATATTTCTATTATTGTTTATGGAACTTGAATCATAATAGAAATACTTATTTAAACAATTTAATGTAGAATAAGAAACACCAAATTGATTTAATGTAGCATCACAATAAGAAGCACCAGAAGAATAATAATCAAAACTATTTACGGATAAACCTGCTGTTGTTATTTGAGATTTTGTATCATTAACCCAAGCAATACCATCGTTAGTTAAATTATCTCCAGATTTCTGAGAGTGTCTAATTAGAAATGCAACCTTATCTCCTGTTTCAAGCATAGAAATAATTTCGTCATAAGTATACCACTTGACGTCTATCATTTGTTTTTCTTTTAATATTTTGGTTTTATCACCAAAATATAAAATATGAGATGATGCATTTTTTGCGGTTAACATTTAAACCTCTTCACCTGCTGTATAATAATATTCTTCGTCTGTCGCATAAGTAATTACGTCTGCCGCATCCAACATATCTTCGTATTTTTGCATACGTTCTTCTGTCAAAAAAGCATCATTTTCAATAGTTTTTAATGTAAGTTTTGCTTCACGGAATGAACCAGTTAATACAAAAGAAATTACTGGCGACAGTTTCATACCAATTTCAATCGGTGTAACTGTTTCAAATTTAGTCTTAATACATTCTTCACGGAATAAAGAAATGAATTCAGCTCCTACAGTAATATTATAATCTACTTCACCAGCAGTTCCATCAATAGCTGATAATCTTGAAGCATTTGAATTACGTTCTGTTTCATATCTGAATTTATTTACAGGAAGTCCCATAAAATCTAATACTTCATGCTCATCATAATCTTCAAGAATATCTTGTGCTTTATTTAGCCAAAAATCACGATTATTATAAACACATTGGCCATCAACATAAACGATACGTGAAATATATTTCATATCTACGTCCTCTAAAATTAAATAGTCTTCTTCTGATTTACCTAAATTTTTAATTTCATTTTTTAACAATAACAAACTATCTGCTGTTATTTTTAATTTATTTGTTTCTTTGTCAATAGCATAATACATCATTATGTGACCTCATTTCCGTTAATTTCAAGATAATGCTTAATATAATCTGATTGTGTTTGTGTAATGTCAATCAATGTAGGTTGTGGATTTAACTGTGTAATAATTCCTGGAAACACTGATGATGTTATTTCTGTAGCAAATGACGAAGAACTTAGTTTATTAAAGTATTTGATTTTCGTTGTTCCATCAGCCATTGTGTATTCTGTATCAATAGTATTAGATTCAGTAGCAAATTCTTTCCATTGATTTCCATCATAATATACCATTACATCGCCTCGATATTGTCCAACACCAGGAAACACTGCACCATTCGCTTTTAAATATAATGCACCAATAACTGGTGACGCTGGTGGAGCATTAAGTGCATCACTTGAACTAGAAAATTTAATGCTTCCTTTATCAGTGCGAACGTAAATTGAACCATCTGTATCAGGAGCTTTGTAAGGCCAATCCCAATAGCTAACACTGAAGAATGTATTACCATTATCAGCAACATTTGCAGCAACCATCCAATTCACAATTTCTGCTCTTGTTGATATAGCATAATCTGTAATGTTAGATGGCAGTGTAACTGCTGTTCTTTCCCAAACGTAAACCATACCATTACCACTGTTATCATATCCGATAACAAGCAAGTCACCTGTACTCATGCTCGCTAATTCAGAATTTCTCGGTTTATCTTTATAAGTTTGAAGTTGTGAATGATCTACTTGTGAAACTGTTTTGTTTATATAATTACTATTTCTCTCATAAAAATAGTTAATTGTCATGCCTTGAATAGGCCATTCTGAACTACGTCTTGGTCTAAACACTTCTCCTTGATTTAATTGCAAGATCGTCGCAACTATATCAGCCATTTGCGTATTTGACTGAAATAGTTCACCAATATAATTCATTGAAGACATATCAACTGGGGTTGCTTGTGAATAATTATTTAATGCTAAGTTTTTATATTCTGTTCCTTGTTCATTTAAATAATATGCATCTGGTGAATTTTGACAACCTTCAAAATAATATTGAATCCAATAATCTTTACCTTCTTTTAATGTAATAGAAGTATCAAATGTTGTAGTTCTTTTTATTGCTGTATATCCATGTATAGTAGTATCTTCTACTTTTGCTTCATTACCGGTACTTTTACCAATTAAAATACCATTTTCATCTAAGATATAAACACAACGGCTATTAGTTCCAGTACCTTTTGTTAAAATACCAATAGATGATACTGTTATATCTGAAGTTGGACTATATTTCATCAATACATAATGACCAGTATCTTCAGCTAATAAACGCTGTGAAGGTTCTTCCCAATATCTTTCCCAAACCAAGTAATCATGTAAATTATTTACCGTAACAGTAGATGGATCAATACCGGCTGGAATAAAATATACAGCCTTTATATTTTTTATATCATTTGCAGATTGATTACTTCCAGCAGGAACAAATCCAATAGCCATAACGTCTAAATTTGGATTACCTCTTGCAGGATAATGGCATGCAATTTTACCTCTTACATTCCAAGGCATTAACTTTCCTCACTATTCATTAACAGGATTCCATGGTTGCTGCGATTCAAGCCAGAAGAACAATGTACCCATTCCATTACATTTTCCGCCAGTTACATAGCTTACAAATGCACCAGAAGAAGTACCGACTATCATTTTCTGCGGTATCAAATCTGGTTCACCTACTTCGCATAAGTCATACGATACAGCACTTATAGCACTATTAGCATTATTATTTACTTTAATCTCATTATTTGTCGTATTTACTGTAACGGTAGACTTCGCAGACACCGTGTCCCAAACATCGGCTGAAGTAGAAACCCTACTAATAGCGTTATCCAATGCAGGAGTTGTACTAATAATCGTTTTCTGATTAGAAGTCTGTGATGCCAAATAATTTCCAGCAGTATCTAATTCGTAGAAATTATCAGAATCTATTCCAAGTGGACTATTTGTAGTACCATCACCTGATAAAGTAGAATCTGTATTTTTCTGCATATATCTGCCATCAGATTCAGACTTAGAATATATCTTATCATTAAAATTACACCAACCACTAACTGCTCCATTAGTATCAGTTCTTAATACCAAATACTTATCAGTTAATGACGTATCAGGATTATTTACCTTTTTTGCAAATTCAGTAGATAATTCAGTAGAACCACTAGTTTCAGTCTTCTTATAGTAATATGTTAAATCATTAACGTCTTTTGTTATAAAATTATCAACGTTTGGTATTTTTGCAACTGCTTTATCATAAGCATTAGCACTTGCTGCTTCAACATCACTTTTTAAAGCATAAGTATTAGGAATAGAAGTCAGATAGCCTTGTTGTCCTACCCAAGTCTGCGTAGCCATGTCATTTATATCTGATGTAGTAGCATAATTTCCTATTGGTTGATATGTTTGCTCAGCTACGGTTGAATCAAGTTTTGTACTTAAAGCATTTGTAATTTCAGAAGTGCTACTAGTTTCTGTTTTATCATAATAATATGTTAAATTATTAACATCTTTCGTTATAAAATTAGTGACATCTGGAATTTTTGCAACTGCTTTATCATAAGCATTAGCACTTGCTGTTTCAACATCACTAGTTGATGCATAATCACCAATTTCCTGGAAATTATGTTCTACCCAATCACTAATATCATCAGCAGCTTCATTTATTGCTGTATCTACATCAGCAGAAAGCGCAAAGTTACTAGTATCAGGAATTAAATCATTAACTTCTTGTTTTGTATAAACTTCATCTTTACTATAAGTTTCATTCTTATTGTAAACTTCATCTTTTGTATAATAGCTCTCTAAAACATTTTTCGGAACATAATGTTCACCAACCCAAGTTTCTGTTGCCATATCTTGTATTTCAGACTCTTCAACATAATCACCTTTAGGCTGGAAAGTTGCATTAGCGTCGTCTTTGGTATAATAGTCATTCAATGTTTCTGACTTTACATAATCACCAGAAACACCAATAGTATATGTAGCTGGTGCAGTTTCTCGAGCACTAATACCGTTAGATCCGATGATTTTCGTATCAGAAACACCAAGATTATATTCAACCGTACCATCAGATTTTACTGTTTTTTCAATGGAAACTGATTCATTAGTCGAAACAACCTTAACAGCACCAGGTTCCATTCCGATATATACGGTATTATCTACCTTTTCAGCGCTCAAACCAGCATGGCCAGATACGGCTGGAGCAGTCGCTTTAACACCAAGCGGTGTTCTTACACCGTCACCTGATAAGGTATTGTCTACTTTTACAGAATCTATTGCAATTATTTGACCAGCTTTAGCTATCATACCTTTAAATTCCTTTTTCTTTATTATTTATAAGAATTTACAGAAAGGGAATTTAAAATAAAAACCGGAATTACTTCCGGTTTTCTCTTATAGCTTAGCTCTATCGTCTTTGCTTAGTAATCGTTGGTTTCTACTACCACAGAATTTCAGATTTAGGTCTCTTTCTTCAAGAATAAATGGTCCGTCAACCAAAATATCTGTATTTTCCAGAATATAATCCGTAATTCCTACAAGATACTGGCTTTGTCCCATTCTGAGATTTTTCTCGTAAATATATCCAGTAAACATCCAGATATTCTTTTCAGGCAAAACTTCCTTGAATTTACGAATAAGATCAGCAATCGCCGGCTGGTTTTCTACTTCGAACGGTTCTCCGCCCAAAATAGTCAAGCCAGAAATGTACGGTTTCTTACAGGCTTCGATGATTTCGTTCACTGCAATCATATCGAAAGTTTGGCCGTAATCGAAATTCCATGTTTCGGGATTAAAACATCCCTTACAATGATTCCTACAACCGGAAACGAACAGAGTAACACGACAACCTTCACCGTCGACAATACTCATCGGGTCAATCTTACTGTAATTCATTAGTCTTCCATTGTTAAATGAATATAATACTTGTCAGAATTATAGAATCGGTTAGCGATAGCAAAACGAAGATTCTCGGTATCTTCAACAAGAACATTACC